TCATCTGGGGCGGCGCCTAAACCAATATTTTGGATTACGGCCAAGCTTAAACCTCATCCCACGTTCTAGCAGTAGTATCAAATTTTGAAGTCGTTGTATCAAATGTAAAAAACCCTACTATTTGGCTCGCAGCTTTAACTAGCGGATTAATGACCTTATTAATAACCGTGCCCATGACTGCCATTACAATAGACATTAGACTAACTTGACGCTAATATCTGGCGCTGTTGATCCAGTTAATTTGGCTCTATACACAACCCCAATTGGATACCTATCAATCGATTGAATCGAAGGGACGCTAAAATTAATAGTACTCCCTGTTGAATCTGTTAATGGAGAAGCATCCGCAGCAAGTCCAGTTGTTGTTCCTTCAATACTGACTGTTCCCCCTCCGAACGTACCAAAAACATGAATAGCTTTTGCGCCGCCATCTCCAACGTAAAAATCAGCGGTCGTAATATCTGAAGTTTGGTTTTTCAGTAAAAATCCATCATTGTCTTTTAAATTCAAAATAGCCAATCGTCACCTCTTAAAAAGTAATTTGTTCGATCAACCAGCCTAATTTAAATTGTATCATAGAATTATAAAGAATATAAAGCGGAGCATCGACAATTAATTGTGTTGCTTGCAGATGCACCAAGAGAAGTATCCGCCGGTCGTCTTAATAGTTCGCCTTGAACTACAAATGGCTCAGTCATTGGGACCTTCTGGCCGTCAGCAATTACATGCGACAACCGTGTAACCTGATCTAATATAGTAGCCCATTCTTTTGATGCCCTAGGGCTTCCAATAACAGGGCTTCTTGCTAATTGAACAGGGTTTACATCTCCCTTGTCCACAATAGCGGCTGCCTCAATTTCTTTTATTGCTTCAGAGCTAAATTGGGTTTCAGTTATAGCAATTGTATCTATACGGCCATTTGATTTAGTCTTGAATTTTTTAGCCGCAATTAATCCAACGGCAACTTGTGTTATCTCGTTCCCGTTTTCAATTAATTCTTGAGTCGCGTTTGATATAGATTCGCTTGCCTGCTCGATCGTTGTTCGGTCTATTGGCGTTGCCCTTATAAGAGATTGATCAACAATAAATATAGCTGCCGCCACAATAACAACATCCTTTATCTTTTCATCGTCTAAATCCTGTTTTTTTTCAAATTCTAAAACGTCTAAATTCTTACTAATAAATAATCGCATTTCATTAGTGAACGCCCTTGATGTTCGCCTATATTGTCGCCTAAGAATTTGAACAGTGCTGTTTTGAAAATCTTTTATAGGTAATATTTCGCCGGTATCAATGTAATGGTTAAATATCTTTTTTCTAATCTTACTGAAATAAGCGCGTAGCTCTCGTTTAAAGGTAATTTCAAGCTGTAGTTTTAACGCAAGATTACGCCTTGCCCGTCTATTCCTCGCCGCTAATTTCTTTGTATTCACGTAAATACTCTAAAACCTCATCGTCCGAACTACCCTGTTTTTTTAGAGTGTGTACCAATGCTTTTCTTTTTTCTTTGGGGTTATCATCAGTTTGATCATCTTCTCCAATCGGTATTTTACTTGCCTCAATAAAAATCTGATCACCTTCTGGTCCAATTTCTTCTGATCCATATACTCCACGTATCTCGTTTACGCTATGAACACCCACTTCTTTTAAGAGCTTAAGCTTCTCTGCGAGTCTTAGCTGTAAACAAGGAATAGATGACTCATCAAATGAAATAAACTCACCATCTTTCAAAGCTTTTCTGTCTTTGAAAACCTTAGTTAGTTTCTGGAAGATCTTTTTTGTTAATGGGATCACCGCATTATCATATAAAGAATATAAAGCGGTCTGATAATTATTATATGTTTGTGATGTCTGATTAACTAACGGCTGCGGGATCTCAAAACGACTGTACACCGTGTTTTTGCTATCTGTTTTATTCTCCATAGTCTGCAAGTCTCGATTTGTTTGCTCAATATTTTTTATGTCCAAAGAATCAGCCATTGCAGCAATCAATCGGCCAGAGTTACGCGGTCCAGAAAATAAATTATTCAAATCTGACTTTACTTGATCAAATGCATCCTTGTCCTGCGTCTTAATAGAAGCCAATGATGCCGCACTAAATCCATTTATCAATAGGCTGCGCATTTTAACCAAAGATTGATCGATGACTTCCATCTCTTTCGTGATAGAATTTAATCAAGATTTAGAGAAGAATGAATCTGTATTTTGATTGAATGCCCGTATATGATAAAGCTCTCTCAAATCAGTCCCATCAAGTATACGCGGATTAGCCGCAGTGATCTTGAATTGCCCTTGTAGAAATTGGAAAAAACCGGTTGTAGTCAAGATATAATTCGTTTCATTTGCGCCACTTGATACAGAAATTGTATTATTTGGTACATTTAAAATCATTGATGGAATTCTATTTATGTTTCCCATAACTTGGATTATCGCATTGTTGTTTAGTAAAAAGTTTGTAGCTATATTAATCGCGAATTCGTTCCATGATTCATAATCATTTGGCGAATCAAAAAACCTATCTATTTCTGGCCGCTTAACTACCTGCCCGTCCTTATCGTTAATTACAGGCTTAATATCAGCAAATTTGTTAGAAATCATATCAACAGCATCGCCAAGCGCCCCAATGGTTTCATAGTATTGATAAGCCTGACCTGCTCCTATTTGAGAGACGCCGCCATATTTAATAAAATTCATCATGTCTTGATTTGTAACTTTTGCAGGAGTAATAGAATTACCCTTTGCTAAAAAGTTAATGTCAAGAAATTTCATATAAGTGATTATATCTTATTTTCTAGTTTTATATAATTCTAGTCTTTTTCTTTATCTAAGCTACAGCAACTAATTCTTCATCATAAATTGCTTTGCAGTGAAAAAGTAATTGCTTGCACATACAACATTCCTGAACCAAACCGTTTATGTAGATCTCGTTTTCTTTATACATTTTTTTACAAGAACATTGAAATAGCATTGGAAAATTATACTAATTTTATCCTATAATCGCTACTCCAAATGGGATTACTTTTTTATATGCAGCATATCTTAACGCATCGATAAGGTGATTATTTAAATCGACAGGCTCTTCTAGAACGCGCTCGTCTGAATGTACCTTCCATTTGTACATGCGCATCTCTTTTATTAAATCATATGATGATTTATCAATGAATAATTTATGCTTTTTCAGGAAATCAATCGAATCCTTTACGCTGTTCTTTCCTTTTACGGATGGATATATGTTAAGCCCAGCTCGCCTCATGTCTTCAATAATTTCAGGCCTTGCGCAATCCCCATAGATTTTTGAATAGGCGCCGCCAAGTATTTCCTTGCACGAATCCGTTATTTCGTGGCTTGTCATGTGCGTCTTGCATAGACATTGTTTGATATATATTTCGGGTATCTCTCGATCAAGTATCTTTACCTTAACCATCGCTGTTGGGTCATTATATCCAAAGTCTAAACCGTATATCTCCTCACGTGATTCAATGGCGTCATAGTCATCGATCATCTCCCAATTTCTAAATATGGTTGTTCCTGACATGCCAATTTCGCCCCGGCCATATATAGCCCACAGATTAGGATCGGCCTTAAGCCTCTCAATCTCTCTTACAGTGGCAATCGGTAGGTTGTTGATATTATCTAGGTAGGTTGTCCTGTAGAAATCACAGTCATCCCGTGTCTTTATGTCATCATAGATAAAATGAAACTCGTCTGATGGATTATAATCAAGCACGACTTTATCTGTAGTACGTAAAGATAACTGCAACCAATCCTCTCTCGTTATTTCGTTTGCCTCATTAATGAATAGATAGTTACGCTTTCGACCCCTTACTTTTTGTGGTGAATCCAACGATATGAACTCAACCAAGTTGCTTCCAAGCTTATATGTTAATTCTGTTTTGTTTAGGCATGATGGATCAAACATGCCTAGCCTCTCGTCTAGTATCTCAATAAAATCACGAAATGCAGATGTTTTTAATGACGGAAGCGTCTTCCTGGCAACTGTAAACACCTTATTTTCTTGTTGTAACAACATCAAGATAAACCAGATTAATATATTGTATGTCTTTCCTGACCTAGTTCCTCCCTGATGTATGGTTATCCGTTTATCTGAATTTTCGAGCTGCTCAAAGTGAACCGTTGTCTGAATTTTCTTCATGTTCCAGTTTTTTTCCTCCTGAAAATTTCAACAATTGTTTGAAGAATATTTATCACGAAAAGATTGGCAAAAACAAAAAATGTTAATGACCCAAAGAATATCCATTTGCTACTGAATATAAATTCTAGTATTTCAAGCACTATAATCCATCAACCATTTTTGGCGTGTAACACGGCATTCCGAATAAGTCCACGTATCCGGTTGGGCTTCCTTTGTCTGGGATTGCCCCATATCCTTTTTCGATTAACCTAGATAACGCTTCTGGATCGATATCACTAACACGATTTATGAATACATGCCTAAAATTCAGAAATATTTCCTTAGGTTTCGCTAAGAAAATTTCAATAGAATCATCATCCGTCAAATCCTCAACCGTTTTTAGGATTGGGTAGGCGAATTGGTAAGGTACTTGGATAAAGCAATCTGTGCCATCGGTATTTTTATCATCTATCTTAATTCCGCAATAATCGCCGCAGTATGTGCCGAGAAATACCGAGCCTAATGACACCAGTTCACCAACGTGCGCATCTCGTACATCGAATACATCACCACCAAGATACCACTTCAATGTCTGCGCTGTGTGTTTATTCATAATGCATCTCCTCTAGTATTTCAAGCATGCCGCTCCTCAAGTTTTTTGATTGCATCACTCAGACTATCTCTCGCGTCGTTGCATTCATCCTCCATACAATCAACACACACGTCATTAACTTTTTTAGCCGCCTTATAAACCGCTAAAAGCTCAGGGACTGCGGCGATTGCCTTTGCGTTTGCAGTTCCTTTGTCAAATATGGTTGCCCGTGCAATTTCAAAATCATCAGAGTACTTAGATTTCTTAATTGGAATTAGTATTCTATTATCCCTTAACTTCCAAGGCCCCGGCGTTATCTCTAGATTAAACATTTTCACCCTCTTTCAAAATCCGCTTTAGCGTTGCCAAACTAACGCCTATTTCCTCACAAGCCATCTGGTAAGTAGTTCTCAAACGTCTATTTGATCTATCCGATAGAAGTTTGTAGTAGGCATTACGAACATGCTCATGATTGTACTTGTCTTTACTTACCATGACACCATCATGACATCAAAAGGGTCATGATGCAAGCTGTTGATTAAAAAAAATCCCTAGGGTTATATGCCTCTATTTGGAACTTATCAAATATTGCTTTCCTATAGCAAAGGAGCGCGACCTTATCGGATATGCAATCAGAAATAATAGAGTCTTGAAAACCATGCTTCAGGACACCCCTATTCAGCCTTAAGTAGTTCACTTCCTCTTCGTCTAAGCACTCAATCCAGATGTCAATTTCATTCAATATGCAAAAGATATCTTCCAATTCAATTTCATCAATTGATGGTAGCGCGTTTATCATTTTATTATCTCGACCTGTATTTTCGTGTCTTTTATTGTTTTGCCGCCAGACATCAAATCATTTTTGTCCGTATAGTTATGATTATTTTTTAAACAGAATATTGACATTGTCGGGTGTAGCTTTCCATTTCCACAATAAAGCCGAAGCTTCGTTTCTTGTATCTTTGCAGCCTTTTTTATAAGTTCGCTAAACGATGTGAACTTTTCAGACAGGTTTCCAATTAAATCAGGATGGTAATCATTATTGATATAAAGAAACTCATCATAGAAAACATTCTTGTTAGATTCCTTCATCCAATTAATTAAATCATGCCCAATTTTCGTGGCTATATCTTCAGTCCATTTCTCAGCGTTTTTGTTTTCGGGTTGGCCACCCACTGACCTTTTGCTTTTTATCTTTGGCTTTGGGTTATCCTTGCTATATACATTTTTAGACCCTTTCGGCCTTCCCATTTTCTTTTTGATTTTAGGTTTTGCTTTAGTTGCCATGACTATATTGTAACAGTTAGCGTCAATACAGCCGCAGCAGACCAATAAACGCCCTTCTTAACGTCCATATGACAGAAATATATAAATGCGGCCAAAACATCGAGTCCGATTAGAACTGATGGAAAAACCCATACTGGTATTGATTTTATTAGTTCAATCATGATTTAACCGCCTTTCAATATAAACTGCAAAGTCCTGAGAGGCACGTTCAGCTCCTCGCAAGCATTTTTCTGCGTTATTCGCTTTCCGATCCTTGCCTCTCTTGAGATTAATGCAAAGTAATCTTTCTTTACTTTTTTGTAGTCGTGTTTGAGTGGTCTTGTCATAGATTTAATATAATAGCATGAATCACGCAAAAACAAACGTGGTTATTATTGCGTAATGCGCGCATTAACATATTAAGAAATTTAAATATAAAACGCTCTTTACTTATTGCGTAAAGTACGCAATAATACAACCATACTAAATAAAGGGAGTGATTGAGATGGGTAAATTAAATTCAAAACAAGAAGAGGAATACAAAATATTGGTTCGGTTAGGAGACAGCCATGAATTAGCGCTTAAGACGGTTCTTAATGATATTCGTATTTCCGAATCATTTGATAACTCATTTCATTATAATGCGTACTGCATTTAATTCTAAAAATAAGATTGGATTTTAAAATAAGGGAGAAACAAAAATGTTTATAGAAATAATTAAAAACGATGATTACTTAGTTAGAACTGACAAGATTAACAATAAGTGGTGGGTTGAGTTAATCGAGATTAAAACGGGAATGGCACAGACACTTATTGCTGAAACAAAAGAGATAGCACTCTCTATTTTAAAGGGGATGACTATCGCTCAAGTTATTAGGTTTTATGACAAGACAATGAAGATTGAGAAACAAAAAGTGTATAGCTCGTGCCCATTCTAAAGGGGTCGAATTCGACCGGTTTAAAAGGTGTCGAATTCGACAGGTTTAATCAAACAAGCCAAAGCGCTCGGCCTCGATTAAAAATAAATGCATAAAAAGCCTTGCATTATTGCGCTATTCATGCAATAATATAGTAATCAAATAAACAAATGGAGAAATCAAATGAAAAATTCAAAATCAATACTAAAAACGATATCAGAAGCTAGGACCGTCATCAAAAAAATGTACCCCAATTATATGGTCGAAAACAAAACACAGGTTCCGATAACTAAAAACATATATGGGAGTTATGGTTTTACCTTTCATAACAGTGGAACGCTTAAAATCGGAGACATATTAAACCCAGGTGGCCCGAAAGCAAGCAAAGTTTGCTACATAATATCTTATAAAGACTTTTGTTATGCTTAATAATCAGAATCAAAAAAATCCACCTGCTTTACTGAATAAAAAATATGTGTATTCCTATACCCCCCTTTCCGGTGTATCTTTATTGGAGTAACCCCATGAGTATGCTTGAATGCAGGGTAAACAGTGAGTGAATTGTTTGAGCTATTTATTACAGCATTAAAATCAGGGATAAACAAATCACCACCCGTTGCCTGGTATTTTTTGTTGATAATAAAATTAACACAACCCTTCAAATTCGCCCTATCTTGATGAAGTGGAGCGCTTATATTGTAATTGGATATGGTAGAGGTAAACATATTCCCAAACCTCCACTTTTTTTCCACTTTTTCTGATATTAATTTCAACTGCTCATTATACTGATTCGGTAAAATTTCCTTCAGAATAGATTCAAACTCTTTTGACAAAAGAATCATTGACTTAATAAACGTCGATGCTGTTTTTGATTTGTGCGTACTGCTAATTGTGGGGTATGGTCGTCTCATGTGTGCCTTTGGAGCAACGTATCCCAGTGTCGTCGAAAGTTGCTTGATTAAGTCTAAGCCCCTATTCCCTTTTCCAAAATCATTCTTGTCTAAAGATCTAATTATTTCTTGTTTTGGAACATTTTTACACCTAAACTCTTTATCAGCGATATCACTTAGTGCAATTAATTTATCGGGCATTTTTTTAATGTAAAACCCTATCAACTCGCCATCCTCTTCGAATATGGTGTCCTCAAATACATTGGGCTCTAACTGAGGTAAAATATCCCTTATTTTATAATCATGCTCCACTTTTTGTAGTTTTAAAATATTCATATTAAAATCTCAAGGTTTCTTTTTGGGTTTAATTTAATTTTATCGCCCCACTTCGCGATCAAATACCGTATATTCTTACCCTCTTCAATACTATCCCTATACTCTACAGCACCACCGCTATTTTTATAATGCTCAAAACTAAAAATGTACTTTTGATAACGAATGCATGTTCCAAACTTTTTTATATGCTGTAAAGTGAAGTCGTAATCTTCTTTCAATGTTAATTTATTATCAAACCGTATGGGGTTTGGTTTACACATAAACATATCTCCTATGCAAAACGTATTTTTAGAAACGATCTTAGCTGAAAAAAAATGATTATCGGTTGGTGGTGTCCCAAGCAAATAAACCCCTTCAGTTTTGATGAATTTTTTGACCATATCATTGATGCAAACTGTTAAATCGACTTCCTTTCGACACTCGTAGAAGTTTTTATTCAAGACAACCCTTTTTAGGTCGTCACTTACCTGAACACAAATAACACCCAATTCAAAGGCGTGGTCCAGGGCAAAGTTTCGGCTATCAATTAACGAGCCTGTTTCAAATACAGTTTTGCAACCTGCTTTTTCATACGATTTTTTTTGACCGTTCCCAACACAAAATAAAAAATCTTTTTTCTGCTTATTTGAAAACCCTAAATCTCTATCCCTATTTGATGATATTACATATATATTATGCATTTTCTAATGCGTTTTGCATTGCTAAAATCAATATCCTTCCAATGTAAAATTTTCTATTCCTCATCTCTTTAACCAATTCTTTCGCCTTTTCAAAGTCCTCTTGTTTAAACTCTATTTGAATAGCACTTTTCACATTATCTACCATTGCTTGCTGCTCACTAAACGTGTCCTCATCATCAAGAATGGAATAATCAATTTCAACCTTTGTTTCCCATTCTTCCATTCCAACCTCATCCTCAAGCCACCCCTTATCCCATGCCCCTATTTTCTCATCATCCCAATCACCGCCAGCATAGTTAGCGATAATCATAGCAGCCTCATGTGCTAGGTTGTCCTCCCAAAGCACCTCACGATAGGCATATTTGTTCCCCTTGATAACAATATACCCGTGAGCAATAGTTCCTTGCTTGTCTGGCTGTTGCCGTTGTTCAGTGTATTCAATTGATGTCTTGGCATTCTTAAATGTTTCAACACGCATATGCCCGCCGACAAGCTTTTGATTTTCTAAATTAAAAACAACCCCTGACAAGTCGCCGTATTTTTCTAAGGTTTCACTAAGCTTATTCTTTTTTTTATCGCTAATTAACCTAGGGTTTTTCTCATGTGGATTTAAATCAGTTAACTTCATACACTCTCGATTTTATAAGACAATTATAAAGCGACTTAAGTTGCCGGCTGGCCCTCTGCTGGTTGGTCATTCTCATTTTCTTTTGATTCGTCAAATTCGTCAGTGATCTCTTCATTCAAGAGTTCTTCTACTACATCCCTTGCATATTCCAACGCTTTAATTTCAAGCTCAGAATTTATTGATTTTTCTTCTTGATCAACAGATGATCCCGCAATAAATTCTTTAAACATTTGAAAATGATCATGAACATCGGTTTCGTTTTCTTCAACATTTTCCTCAACATAAGAATTTATCGCTGATAAAAAATCATCAATTTTTTGCGACTCTTTTCTCTCCTCATATAACCCCGCTATTTTTTCATCAAGTTTTTCCAATACATTTTTATTACTCATTTCTATACTCCTTCCCATCAGTGAATTTTAACCTTTATTCCTATTAGGGCTAAGGTATTTTTGAAGATACCAGAAACATTAATAATATTCAATATATTACCTAATAACTGATCTAAACCTTAATATTTTATATGTATTGTTAATCAAAAACAAGTCATTAAACTATTTTAAAATCTGAAAGCAATTGAGGTTTTTGTTTAAAATCAATAAATGTCATAAAATAATTATATATCATGAAATTTAGACCTGAAATGATTTTTTATTATCGCAAAACAAAACTGGGTATATCTAGACTAGAATTGTCACGTCGCGTTTATAAGATTTCAAAATCAAAGGTAGGGCTATCAGAAGATCGAATTATGAGACTAGAAGACCCTGTGGAATACGAAAAACTAAACGCGAAACTAGATGAGTTAGGGTATATTTTTAAGGCATTAGACGCAAAACCAGGACACTTCTGGAAATAAAACAAAAGCCACTCAAAAGTGGCTTTTGCAACCCGAAGGATTTCAAGATCACTGGCTGGCGATCAGTTTTTATTATATCTAAAATCTTTATTATTTCAATAAATAAATTTTCCTGTTATTATTACCGCTATGTTAAATATTATTCTTTCCTTAAAAATTGCGATTATCAATTTAATAATCCTTCTTTTTAGCCTCTATGTTTCAATTACAACTGCAAACAAAGATTACCCCTTAAGTAAAAAGCTAAACGCAGCTTGTGATTATCTTTTTCTTTTTTCCGTTTTTATAGTGCCAATCTCTCTTATTTTACTGGTTATTTCTTTTTAGATTCCTGATGCTAATCCTCTCTGAAATAACCCCAAAAATATTGCTAGTGCTATCTTTCCTTTTTATCCTATGGGTAAACTCAGGAACATTAGACAACATAAAAAGAGGTATTGGCGCTTCAATATGTCTTCTAATATTGGTATACGCCATTATCTTTTAGTTTGTTATACTAAGGACTCATCGCCTCCCCTAGAATCACTCTTCTAGGGGGGCTCCTTAGTTAAGATCTGTGTTTAATAAATTCAAAAATCATCTTTCGGATTTCTACCGAAATATTACTTCCTATTTCTTTACACATATTTTCAAACCTTAATTTTGTTTCACCATCTATTTTTGTTGTCACAGCTATTTGCATATCATTAATATAACGCCATTTACTTACCGTGTCAATTAATTGTAATACAATATAATAAAACAGCTTACTAAGGGTTGACAAATGTATCTGGCAAGTATTACAATGTGTTTAAATGTAATACCAAAGGAGGCAAAAGTGAAAAAGATAGTACAAATAAAACCATGTGTGTGGGGATATAAATACGGAGGAAAAAAATGACTAATTTAATGAAATACGGAGAATCAGTACAATTAACGAAAGAAACTATTAAGCAATATGTATGCGACAAAGCATCTGATCAAGAATGCCAAATGTTTTTTGAGCTATGTAAGATGCATGGTTTAAACCCATTCACAGGAGATGCAAATCTTGTTAAATACGGGACCGCTCCTGCTCAGCCCGTTGTTACGGAGAAGGCTTGGAATAGAAAGCTAAATGAAATATCTGATCTTGAAGGTATACAGGACGGGATTATTGTTAAAACAAAAGAGGGTAAAATTGATGAGCGCGAAGGTGAGTTTTTTGAGGATGAAGAAAATTTGGTTGGCGGCTGGTGCAAAATAAAAATGAAAGGGAAAGAATGGGTTATTACAAAAATCAGGCTATCTGATTATAACAAAGGGCAGGCCATGTGGAAGCAAATACCCGCTAGGATGATCTGTAAGACTGCTAGGGTTCAAAATATAAGGAAAGCAATACCTGAGCTAGGTAATATGTACACAGAGGCCGAAATGGATGGCGTTAATGGTACAGATAGAAAACAAGTCATCAATGTAACTCCGGATGCATTAAAGATAGATCTAATAGCTGATTTCAAACAACGAATTGAATTGGCAATTTCTAAAGAGGAAATACAAGATATAGGCGAAGAGATTAAATCAACATTGAAAAATGGAGATATTGAGGAGCTTAGAATTTCAGCTACAAAAAGATTAAAGGAGATAAAATGAAAGCGATAGAAGAAATGACAATAGGTGAAGCAAAGGAAGAATTAGAGAAAAGCAAAAAACAATACGAGACACTTTCTGAACTATTCAATCAAAAAGCAGAAAGCATTAAAATTGCAGGATCAAAAGATCATCCGATGATTAATAAAAGGTGCTTAATAAGAACCTACTCAGCCGGTGTTCATATTGGGGATATTGTTTACATTAACCCCGAAAACTCAATGGAGTTAAAACTGGAGAACGCACTAAGGCTCTGGAAATGGGAGGGCGGCGGACTTTCATTAAGCGTAGTGGCAAACAACGGAATAAAAGGAGGTCGTTTAAATAAGACTGGCGAAGTTTATTTGACAAATGTTATTGAAATAATCCCAACAAACGAAATTTCTGAAAAAACCTATGCTAATTTTATTGAAGGTTAAAATAAAGCATCATGGCGATGGCTATGGCTCTGGCTCTGGCGATGGCGATGGCTATGGCTATGGCTATGGCGATGGCTCTGGCTCTGGCTATGGCTATGGCTCTGGCGATGGCGATGGCTATGGCGATGGCTCTGGCTATGGCTCTGGCTATGGCTATGGCTCTGGCTCTGGCTATGGCTATGGCTCTGGC